TAGACGGTGTAATATTTACAGGTCTTTCCATAAGTTCAGCTTTAGAAGTGTTATCTTTTTGCTCTTCCAATCTTGCTTCTTCATAACCAAGTCTAGCAATTTCTTTTTGAGCATTAACTTCAGCTTCTAAATCTCCAGCTTCTCTTGCGGCTGCTAATGTTGCATAAGTAGCTTTAAGATTAGATTGAATTTTTTCTTCTCTATCTTTTAGGCCACTTGTTTCTAGCTGAGAGTATTTTTTCTTAAGACTATCTGAAGTTGCTTTTACTGATTGTGCATAAATTAAAGCTTCTTCTTTTTGTCTTTCAGCTTCTCTTATTTTTCCAGTAAGCTTATCAATTCTTCTTTTGACTTTCTTACTATAACTTTCTAATTCTTCATCTTTCTCTTCACCTTCTGCAGATGTTTCTTTTACTTGTTCAACAGTTTCTTCCTGTTCAACTTTTACTTCTTCTTCTTTTTTTACTTCTTCTTCTTTTTCCGATGGCACATCGATATCTACATCAGGTCCTGATGTATCAATGTCTACCATAGGAATATCTTTTTTTTCTTCGTTGTCTATTGGCATAGTTTCCTCCTATGAAATTAAATGTAGTGCAACATAAATTCTGGGTCAGCAACGGTACCCAAAACTTCGTCGTCGTTAAGAATACGGACTTCTCCGCCTTCTATTGGTAATCGTGATCCAGCGTACCTTGCAAAAATCACCCAATCTTTTTCTTTACACCATGCGCCTTGAGGAAATTTTTCTTTATCCTTATAAGCGTCTGGTCCTATTTTTAAAACATAACCGCAGTTAGTTGCGATCCTTGCTTTGTCTAAAGATTCTTGTGAAAATATTAAACCACCTTTAGTTTTTTCTTTTGGTGTAAAAGGTAAAACTAAAAGTCTCCAACCAGAAGGTTCTGGTAGGTTGTCTATTACTTTGTCAACATTTGTTTCGTCAACTCTTTTTAACTTTTCTTCTTTTTCTTGCTCTTTATATTTTTCTTCAAGAGCCATCTTTATCTTCGGGTTTTCCGAAGTCGATAACGTTTCCTTGCTCATTTTTTTGCTCCTTCTCTTCTAGCAGGTTAGAGATTTCCTGTTGTATTATTTGTAAAGCATGTGCTTTACCAAGTAGATACTTGTATTTTTCCATATTGTCAACCGATCCAGATGTATATGTTTCTTGAATTTGGTTGATTCCTTCTTTCAACATTCGTTGAATTTTGTAAACAATTGTTATTGGATCAATCATATTTTAAATGTCTGTAGTTCGTTTAGTTTTTCTTGTGCTTCTGCAATTTTAGTAATTAATTTATCCACTTCATCAATATGTTGTGGGTGTTCACCAATACCTACAGAATTTTCTAAATATATTTTAATTGTTGCATCAGCTTCAGATATTTGTGCATGATACCTTGCTTCTAGTGCTTCCAGTATTGCTTTTTTCATTTCTTTCTCCTCCTCTTTAAAATTTTTACTCTTGTATACCAACACCATTCTGTCATTTTGATAACATAAGTTTCTACAAAAGAAACTGCATCATCTAAAAAACCGCAAAATCTATATATTAATCTATCTAACATTTCCAACGTCTTCTGGCTTGTCTAATTCTAGAATTTGGATCATTTCTAGTTTTAGCAGAAGATCGTTTAAGTTGTCCGAGTGATCTCGCACAATATGACTTTCTACGTTTAGCTGCCTTTGATCCTTTCTTAACTTTCCCTGTTACTGCAGTTTTTAATTTTGATCCAGGGTTTGCTGCTCTATAAGCTTTTACACCTTTAGCAGTCATACCAGCCCCTGATTTAGTAGGTCTGTAATTAGCTCCTGGTCCTTTTGTTGTTTTTCTAATTGTCATTATTTTTTTCTTATAACTTTTTTTAAAGTTTTAGCTTGTTTAGCATGCAATTTAGAAGCTTTTTTTAAACCTTTAATTACTTTTTTAACTTTTTGTATTTTTTGTTTTTTCATATTATTTTCTTTTCTTTACAAATGTTTTAACGTTGGTTGGTTTACCGCCCGGATTCCCGGCTGCTCGTTTTCGTTTGACAGCACTCGCCTTTTGTCCACTTGTCATTCGTGTGGCTTTTGCAAGTGGGACGCATTTTGGATATTTCCTCTTTGAGCCTTTGCTTCTCCCGCAAGGTTGATATTTTCCGTTCTTCTTCGGTGCTCCAATGTCCACCCATTTTTCTTTAACCCATTTCCTTAAACCGGTTTCGGCCATTATTTTCTTTTTTTAGATTTTTTCTTTTTACCACCTGGTTTTATTTTACCAGAACATACGGCAGAACCGTACATGTTTGCATACGCCGAAGGGTAAACTTTAAATTTACGCTTGGCTGCTGCCTTACCTTTTGCACAAAGCTTAGCCACAGGCTCTCATCCCCTTTTTGTAGCCCATTCTTTTAGCAACTTGTGGAGCTACTTTTTTTAATTTTCTAATTCCTTTACCCTTTTTACCTTCAGGTATTTTTTTCTTTTTTTTGTCTTTTTTATCTTTTGACATTTAGACTAGCCCTTTTGAGTATTTTTTTTGATATCGCCTTTTTTCTTTAATGCGATCATACTTTTATCTTTTCCTGAATAAACTTTACCGTTTGCTTTTTCGTGATCCGGTCTAGGTTTTACTCTAGGTTTTGGTTGATAATCAGTTCTCATTATTTTTTCCCTCCGTTTTTAAATATTTGTGTTCCCTTTATACCATATATTGACGCCACTACAAGGATCCACAAATTTGTGAACCAAGTCGGGAGCGACTGGAAATGCTCAAAGAAGATTTTTATCTTGTCCATTGCCCCTGCGTCGTCTGAAAAAACTCCATATGCGAGCACCAATATGGGCAACGTGAGAATTACAAGAACCGCCTCGTCCTTATAATCCGATTGTCTTGCTTCTAGCAATTTTCCTTGGTAAGCTTCCTCACCTCGAGCTTGACGCTCTGCATGTAGCAGTTGTGCATCAGACATTGCAACTTTTGCCTTCTGCTTATTGGCATAAATTTTACTTCCAGCAGATACGGCTAATTTAAGTGCCGAAAACCACATACTAGTACCAAGTTACAGTTGATCTTTTGTTTTTTAACATTCTTTTTTGGCCTTGTACTCTATCTGTTTGAGATTCGTTTGGTTTTGACATCTCAACAGGTACTCCGCCTTTCAAAAGACCGTCTTTGTTAGTAAATTTTTTAAAATCTACGTGTTTAGATTGAGTTTTGATCATAAGTCTCCTATTTTAATTATTATGTATCTTTTTTAAGTGCATTTTGCAATAAAGTTTTCTCAATAGATGTCTCAGCTCTCATTTCAGCTAATTCTTCGTTCTGTTCTAACTTATTGTCTTGGTTTTGTTGGTTCATAACCGCTCTCATACGATCTAATTCAATTCTTTTAGAGTCATATTCTTTTCTTCTTTGGTTTTCAGCGGCTCTGAGGTCTAATTCTCTAGCTTTTAACTTAGCAAGAGGGTCATTATCAAATTGAGAAGTAATATCTTTTTCTTCTTTCATGAATTCTTCAGTCATTTCAGCGATTAAAACAGCTTTTCTTGCTTCAAACTTGTCTGAAAATTGTTTTAACTGTTGTTGTAACTGTGGATTTTGTGCCATCTGTGGATTTTGTTGAGCTTGTTGTTGTATTTGTTGGATTTGTTGTATGTCTTGTGCCATTTCCATTTCAACTTGCTCCTGAGCCATCAATGAAATGTGTTCAAAAATATTTTTTTCTAAACTTGCCATGATCATTGGGTTGTTTCTAGCAATATTTGTTGCCATAAAATTCATGTGAGCTGTAATGTGTGCTCTATGATCTTGTCCAGGGAATGCTTGAAAAGGTTTTTGGCCCATTGCATCTATATGTTCTAACGCCGGGTCTTTTGGAGCCGGTGGTTGAGGACGTACTAATATTGAATCCACATCTTTTACACCTAACGCTTCATACATGTTTCTATAAACATTGTATGTGTTGTGAATCTGAGGGTTGGACATTGCCAGCTGTAACTCAGTTTGCGCTAAAGATATTCGCTGTGATTGTGAGAAAATATTTGGGTCAGCAACTGGCAATATATCTATCCTATCGTCAAAGTCTTTTTGTTTAACCAGTCTTTGACCACCGACAACGTCGTAAGGATATTCTTGGGGTAGGTATGTTTTAAATACTCCTGAAAGTAATTTGAATTCTTCTTTTAATGCAGAGTAAATTCTTTTGTGAATTGCAGACATTGTTCTGCTTCCTCTTTCAAGCAAGGCGACTGTCGTTCCCACCGCTGCTTGCTGATTACCCTCACCTACTTGCAGGTCTGCTATGGAAGCAAATCTTTGTCCTGCACTTACAACGACACCCATAAGCTGTAATAGAGTTTGTGAAGGCTCTTTGTATGGAAGCATCATAAATGCATCTCTGATACTGCCACCTGGCGCATCGACATCTCTAAATTCTCCTGGTTGGATTGACTGTGCATCATCTCTAATTCTAATTCCTCTTTGTTTAAATCCTGCAGGTAAGTTTGATAATGTTCCTGCATCTAACAAAGATCTTAAAGCAGCTGTTGCTGTTCTTGATAGTCCACCGATCATATGAATTAAACCAAAACCATAAAAACCTAGTCCTGGTAAAAATTTAAAGTGTACAAAATAATTTATTTTCTTTTTTAACGGGTCATTTTGTATGTAGTTTCTTCTAATAGATAGTATTTCTTGTGAGTCTTCATCAATAGTTATAACGTAAGGTAGTTTAATTCCTGTTGGCTCACCATCTTGTCCAATGTCTTCAAAACCATCTAAATCTAAATCAACATGAAATTCTAAAAGAGTGTGTAAGTCTTCGTTTCTTCCTGTTTTCTTTACACCTTCTAATTCATGTTCTTTTTTTTCAATTTCGCTTTCTTTACCTTGGCCAGGTAGAGGTATTTCTACATCTTTGTAGAAACCCATAACCTGTTGCTTTCTCAAATCATTTTCTGTAATTTTAATTACGTGAACGATGGATTCCGCATCTTCTAATGAGGTAGCAGAATACGGAACTACTAAATCGTCCGCAGGAACAAACTTAGAAACAGCTCGTCCTAATAAATCATCATAGTAAACTTTTTTAAAAGTTGATCCAGCTAGTGGAAGATGAAATAACATAGAATCAAACTCAGGTTCATATTCCCTCATTTGATCCATGATTTGAAAATTCATAAATTCTTTTACACGGTTCGCTTGTTGAACTTTTTCCGGAGTATTGATACCTAAGATTTGTGTTCTTACTGGTCCAGTAGCCGGGAGTAACTCTTTATAAGCGAGAGCCTGAAACTGTGTAACAGCTTCAGCCAAAACCGGGTGAGTCGCGCCCGAGGCACCTTGAAACGGTTCTGATTTTTTTTCATATTTAAATCCTAATAAATCAAGTCCAGTTGTGTATGTATGTTCCCAATCTTTTCTTGATGTTTTATAATCTTTATAGTTTTCAATTAGTTCAGCGCTTAATTTACCAGACTCTGTTTCATCTAAATAGTCTGCTAAGTTTGCGTTATGGTCTGTTGGAGGTGGTAAGTTTTGTTCATCACCGTAATTAATATCTACTGATCCATCTTCGTTTTCAACTACTTCAGATACCTCTGATGGAAAATCTGCATTTTCTGGTTCAGATATTTCTTGAACCATTTCATCTTGAGTTACTTCTATAGTCTCATCTACGTTTGGTAGCGCTTTGTCTATTTCTGCCATTTATTTTCTCCAATCGAACTGTTTTAACATTGTTATATTTTAAATTCAACCCTTGTGGTTGAGGTCCAGATTTAGGGGGTAGTAAGTGTACTTTAGGGTATTTATTCGTCATTTTTTTTAACATGGCCCCCGACTGAATATAGTCCCAACAATCTAAATATTTCGTTAAGAACATCATATCCAATTTCTGTTCCCATTAATCTTGGATTTTCTAAAATAGCTTCCAAAGTGGAGTCTCTATATCTGTTACCTAAACTTCTAATACCTCCTGCTAAATAACCTCTTCCTAAATTTTTTCTAGGTATTACATCTACGATTCCTCCTTTAGCAAAATCATATGAAATACGTTCTCTTAATTCTTCAACTGGTTCTTTTCCAAAACGTGCTTTTTTATAAAAATCTGCAACAATATCTGCATTCTGTGATTTAGCATTAGCTTCAAATATTGCTCTTTCAGACATAGATAAATCTTTTAATTTTTTAGCATTTGGATTAATTTTGTCAACATAACCCATTATATACTTAGGATTTACGTTAGACATGTCTACAAAAAGATCTTTAGATTTAAATTTTTCTCCTACTTTTGGTATATTTATATCTATTTTTTGAATACGATCTGCTTGATTAGATATGTACTTAGCATAGCTATCATTAATTTTTTTGTCGTTCTTATTAAGAGTACTTTTAATTTTTTGAGGGTTGGACACTATATCAATAATATAGTTATAGTTATCATTCATTTTCTTTTTAATTTCTAATAATTTTTTTTGAGTTTCTATCGTAACAGGTTTATTTCTTAGTTTTTCAAGCTCTTTAAACATGCTTACGTATTTTTTTTCATACCCCGTAGCTTTAAATAAATCTCTATTT